TGCTAAATACCGTTCTCAGGCCGAAGCTTATGCTGCACAACAAGCAGCGCAGCAACAAGTTTACAAAGATCGTATTAAAGAAGAAATGGCTTCTGTTCCAGAAGAGTTTAAGCAGTTCGCAGAACGTATGGTTAAAGGTTTTGACGACCCTGCCGAAGCTTGGACTGCTCTTTCAGAAGCTAAAATGAAAGGCATGTTTGGAGAGAAGAAAATCGTAGTTAATCATTCAGTTCCTGGAGCTAATGACGGCGCCAGAACTACTAAAGCTAAGATTGAAGAACAAGAACGTGCTGAACGAAAAACCAAGAGTTCTAAAGACTTGATCCGCTCTGGCTTATCTAAGGTTAGTGGTGGAGAAAAAAATACAGCGTTTACACCTAGAAATAGGTAATTAACATTCTTAGGAGAATAAGACAACATGGCTCAAGTAATTTCTCTATTAGACGCAGCGACTCTTTCAAATAACGAACTAGTTGAAGGTATTGTTGCTGATATCGTTTCTGTTGACGAATGGTGAGCGTAAGCCTTTAATCTTCATAAGATTTTTGAGCCATTCTAAAATTCGGGAAAATGCTGGAAACTCCTAAAGCCTACAAAACTACTGAGTAAGTCGAAAGACTAAGCTTGAATGTTATAAAAATTTGTAGGATAATACAATGGACAATCAGCAGGCGAGCCTTCTAAACTAACCGATGAAGGAAGCCTCAACGACTAAAACGCAAGTCAGTAGAGATTAAATTCTCGAAGAGGTAAAATGAAGCTTGAACTTCAAGCAGCTTTGGCTATTGGAGACGGTTATCTAGAGCATCTAAATAAGCAAGAACAATCTAATCTTGTAATTAGACATTCTACTCACCAAAAGGAATACAGTGAGTGGAAATTTGAGCTAGAGCCCAATTTTTGGCGTTACGTTCCTAGACTATACGAAAACACCTTAAAAACTAAAAAATTTTACGGTTATAAACTAACGTCTAAAAATAGCAAAGAGCTTGGAATTCTTCGTAAAAAACTATACCCCCAGAACAAAAAATATATATCAAGAGATGTTTTAGATATGCTAGATCCCTTAGGACTAGCCATCTGGTATATGGATGATGGGTGTATTGACAGACCTTTTAACAAAAAAGCAATGGGAATTTTAAATACTTATTGCAACTCTGTGAAAGCTGAAGAAGAATTAATAGTTCAATTATATTTTAAAGAAAAATGGAATATAAGAAGTAATATAAATGCCAGTCATGGCAGATATAGAATTAGATTTCCTCACGACGAATTCTGTAAGTTCGTAGAAATCGTAAAACCTTATATTATACCTTCTTTAGAGTATAAAATAGATACGACACTGCGTTTGAAGAGCTCCGAACAACTTATCAAAAGTTGAAGATACAGTCTGCTCTTTAGCGAAAGCTAAAGCTAACATAATGTCAAATATATGCCTTTCGTTGTTTTCCAAGGACTATCTTACACTTTCACTCGTGAAAAAACGCTAGCTTCAGCTGATTTCGCCACTCCTGGCACTTCACTGAACCAAGTTAAATATCAAGCCGGCGCTACGTTCGAGTCTGTTAACGTTAACCTAACGGCTATCCTTGCTGATATCATTATCGACGGCCAACTTGAAGATCAACTATCCGAAAGTAATGACCAACTACAAGTTCAAATTTCAGCGAAAGCGAAAGTAATTGCTCGTATTTACATGAACGCAGTAGTTAATGCTAACCGCACGGCGTCTCTAACTCAGACGAACAACGGCCCTCTAGGTATTGCTGATCGTTTTAAAGGTATGGCGAGCATTCTCGATGCCGAACAAGGTAATCCAGATGACGTAAACCATCCTTTCTACAATGCCGGCACGCCTACGCAAACCCTAGTTCTTTCTGAAGACGATCCTGCTTCAGCTCGTAACGGTCGTGAAGGTCGTGTTTTCACGCTAGAAGATCTTGACGATCTAATCGATCGTATTACGGCGGCTACTCCGGATTTCCTTATGATGAACAATCGTGAAATTCGTACGCTACGTGTTCTTCTACGTAACACTGGCGGCGGTACTGATGCAGCGATGCTTCAACGTCAAGGTCTAGGTAATGATAAGCCTATGCTTCATTATCAAGATATCCCTGTTTTCCGTAACGACTTCGTAAGCAAAACTGACGCAGTTAATACGTCAGATACTACTCTTGTAAAAGGTAGTTCAAGCGCCACGACTCTTACGGTCGGCGTTGCTGGTGACGGTACTGAAACTGTCGCTCTAATGCGTGGTACTGATGGCGTTCTTTACCGTTGGCCTATTACTGCAGGCGCTGGTACGACTACTCTAACTATCGTATCTACTGGCAGTTTCTTTGATCCTGAGCAAAACAAGCTAGTAGCTCGTAAAGCTGCAAACGCTGCAGAATTTACGAACACACAAGCAGTAGCGCTTGCTGAGCGTGTTGACGGTTCAAGTATTTACTGCGGTTGCTGGGGCGAATACAAAGGTATCGCTGGCTTCACGTCAAGTAATAACGCTGGACTAAAACTTGAGTACGTAGGTCCTCGTGAAGACGAAAACGCCTATCAATACCGTATGAAGTGGTATTGCGGGATGGACTTGTACAATCGTTTAGCACTGGCCCGTATCCGAGCTGTTTTACCCTTGGGAGCCTAATAAAATAAGTAATTAGGCAAATTGAAACAGTCTTATTCTTTTGATCTGCTTGACTAAGTGCATATTTAATCCTTGTGGTAGAGAACGAGTTTATCTCCATTCTTTATCACAAGGATTTTTTTATGAACTTAAAACACACAAAATGTCAGATTGAAGGATGCATAGCAAAGCACAAAGGTCATGGTTATTGTCAAAATCATTTAGAAAAATTTAAACGAGGAACACTAGAAATTTATCCTCATTCTAAATTGTGCAGCTATTCTAAATGTTTTAATAAGCACTATGCCGCTGGTTATTGTGTTATGCATAGGCAACGAAATATAAAAGGATTGCCTATGGATATGAAATACGCATCAAAAAATGAATACTTGCGAGGAAACCTTAGTTTCGAGCATAGAGATGTAAATTCGTGGGCAAAAGCTGTAAAACAATTTTTCGGCAAAGCTTGTATGATTTGCGGTTGGGATAAAGCTTCCTGCGACACTCACCATATTCAAGAAAAGTCTCAAGGGGGATTAAACACTCTACGAAACGCTGTAGTAGTGTGTCCTAATCACCACGCAGAAATACACGCAGGCAGTATTACAAAAGAAGAACTTTACAAAATAAACACAGACACTATTAACCTTCTAATTTTGGTAGAGCCAAAAGGAGAAAATAATGACCTGGACAACTAAAACTCTAGAGAGAGTCAATGAATACATAGTAATTAAGCATGATTTGCGAGATATGAACGGAAGTTTAGCTGGAATTAAATTTAGAGGAGGTTATGCTGTTGTTGCCAAAGGTAGCAAAGCTTATACACAAATAAAAAAACTACCTTCTTTAACTCGCTGGCAAGAATATCCGTTACTTTTTCTACGTAAATTACCTTTTATTACTCGTACTGACGACGTCAAGATGGTTTACGGGCAAGACGTTTACGCACAGTATTTAAAACTTCTGCAAGTAGAAATTAATAAAGAAGAAGAAGAACGAGAAGTTCAAGCCGAAGTAAAACACATAGAAGAACATAAACGTTGTGCTTATAGACTTCCTAACGGAGCCATGTGTACTCTTGAAGCTTTCGAACAAAGTCCAGGTAAACACTGCCGACGTCACTTACTAGAAGACGAAAAACTAGCTGAACTTGGAATTATCGTTCCTAAACGATTAGCAAAAGACGAAGTAAAAAAACACAAGGAAATAGTTATAAATAAGTTAGCTAAATTAAGATAACTGCCAACGAGGTAATTTGTGGCTACTAAATCCACTAAATCAGCTGGGTCACAATTTACGAATAGAGGCGTTACTCAAGGTACAACTCTCGTAGGACAAAAATCAGGACTTCCTATAGATGAGTTGGTCGATACCACAGGAGTCCGACGTTTAGCTGTTGATGCTAATATATCTGCACAAGATATTCAAGTATCAGTAGATCTTAGCCCTACTGAAGACGGCGTGTTTATAGGCGACCCTAACAACGGCAACACGCTAGAAATAGAATCAGACGGTTCTATTAATACAAACGTGGAGATCGACGCCCAAGGCGGCGACAACATAGCTATTCACGACTCCCAAGGGGACGAGTTAGCTATTAACCCCGACGGCTCTATTAACGTAAACGTCAGTACTAGTGCTCCAGGAACGCCTAGGAATGTATATAACGAAATAAGTGCGGTTCCTTCTGGAATACTTACGACTATAACTACTTATACAGTGCCTCTAGCTACCTCTGCAATGTTGGATTTTGTAGAAAGTTCAGGAACTAATATCGCTGAGTTTAGTGTAGAAATTAATTCAAGTGTGCAAGCTAAAAAGCGTACTTATTACGGATCGAATCTTAATACAAATTTTTTATTTAACAAATTAACTTTATCTGCCGGAGACGTAGTAATCTCAAGAGTTCGGCACCTTCGTCCGAATCTAGGGGATTTTGAAAGCAGAATAGTAGTGGTAGAGGTGTAGAATGGCTTTGTCTAATATAGAATACAAACGTAAAGAACTAGAATTAATTAAAGTCGCTGCTGCTCGTGCAGAACAAGAGTTTAAAATTCTAGAAAAACAAGAAGAAATTGAACGTCTAAAAAATGCCATTCAGATTCAAATGGCAAAAGAAGCTGAATTAAAAGACGAACTAAAAAAAGCTAAAGAATAATTTAGGAGAGTGTAATGGCAGATTTTAATAGTTCATTGCCAGTGCGTTCAGAAGCAGATGGTACTGACGCACGAGTTCACGTAAAGATTGTAGACGGTACTACTCCGGCTCAAATGGCTGTCGTCGATACTGACGGTAACGTACACATCGAAGTCCACGGAGACGATCCTGCTGGTCTAGATCGAGTTCTTCGTTTAAGCGAACTTGGAGCGTTGACTCCCGATGGAGTCTATGACGCAGCAGATAACACTCTTCCTGGTAACGTTGGCCTGATTGCTCAGACTCGTGATGTTGCTCCAGGTCCTGTTACTCAGACGGAACGTCTAACTTCTATTCAAAATACGGCTGGCGATGTTCGAGCTCTTGACGTGTCTATTCACGACGAGAATGGTGAAGCTTTTAGTGCCACCAATCCGCTACCAGTTACTCTTTTAGAGTCTGAAGGCGTCGAAATTAATAACTACAACACTGCTGCTAACGTCGCAGCAGCTGCTACGAGTAATCACGATTATACGGTTACCGCTGCCACTACTCTACAATTGACGCAAATTTCTGCTACAGCTTCTGGTAAAGCTAAGATTGAAATTCAAGTAGAAACTGCCGTAGCTTCAAACACGTTTACTACTCGCTTTGTAATGTTCAACTCTACTTCAGAACCTAACATGGAAAAAGTTCTACGAGAACCTATTTCTGTTGCCGCTGGAGTACGTGTGCGAGTTATTCGTACTAACCGAGATCTTCTACCACAAGATCTATACAGTACCATTTCCGGCCACGAAATCTAATAATTATTAATTGAGGGTACTATGGCTGATTTGACGGACATTCAAGCAGCAAGCTCAACTAAAATAGTAGGCTCTGATTCCACTGGATTAGAGCAAGTTCCTGTAGAATCTGTTGTAGGCTCGGACGGAAAAGGTAGACTTCTGGTAGACGCAGCCGTCGCTTCTGGCCAACTAGTACCCACAATTACCAACCAATTCAGAATTAGGCTGAATATCGGCAATACTCTTGTTCCAGCGGCATATACTACGCTTTTTACTAGATCTGGAACAGGTTTATTCTTTGGATTTCAAGCAGCTTTTAATAGTGCGAACGTAGACATTCGATTGACTATTGACGGCGGCACAGTGTTCGAGATTAATTTAAACGATATCAAACAATTCCATTTTAATGATACTGGTGACACTAGAATGCAACTCGGCGGTTTCTTAACCACTAACGGCAACGCTTTAGACTTCAGTTCTAAATTCGCTATTCCTTATACAACAGCCGTAACGATTGAAGTTAAGCGTAGTGATGGCAGTAACCATCAAAATAACAATTGGATTGTATTTTTGACCGAGGATTAAGATGCAATTAACGTGGGCAGCTTTTAAAGTATACGTATTAGATAAATCCTTATCTATTCAATACGCAGTCGACGAAACCTTCTACTATCTAGTAGCTGGCGACTTCGTTAGTGCTTTTACTTGTAAAATCAGTAGAACTCTTCCTGGTGATGTAGCTGATCTTGAAGATTGGGAAGATAACTTTCTACCTTTAGCCAATGCTTTTGGTAATTATCTTAAGCTCATGGGATTAGACAATACTGTTGTAGGTGTTACCGCAGACAATCGTTTAAAAATGGACGTAAATTTTTCAGGAGATCAGTTAATAAAAGTATCTTCTAACGACCAAACTTCTGGTTATTTAGAAGCAAAATTAACAGGAATCTCTGGAGAAACTACTGCAGATGTTTTGAACGAGGGTGGAGCAGAAGTTCGTAGAATTGGTCTTCCTGATGTAGGTTCGGCTGGGACTAAAGGATCAGCTAGTCAAGTTCCAGTATTTACTACGGACGCAAAAGGTCGAGTAAGCGCAAATACTAATACTCCTATAGTAATTCTTTCTAGTGCAGTTTCTGATTTCAATGAAGCAGCTCAAGATGCCGTTGGTGGAATTCTCACTGACTCAGCTTCCGTAGATTTTACTTATAACGACGCAGGTAATCAAATTACTGCTGCAGTCTTACCAGCTGGCGTGAATCATGACGCTTTGATGAATTTTGTAGCCAACAAACATATAGATCATAGTGCTGTAAGTGTGTCCGCAGGCACTGGATTAACTGGAGGCGGAGATATTACCGCTTCTAGAACTCTAAATCTAGCTAATACTGCCGTTAGTCCCGGAGCTTACGGATCTGTTACGCAAGTTGCGTCTTTTACAGTGGACGCTCAAGGTAGATTAACTGCCGCAGCAAATCTTACTATCGCTATTCCTTCTACAGCTGTGACAGATTTTACGGAAGCGGCACAAGACGCTGTCGGAGCGACATTAACGGATACATCCTCTATTGATCTTACTTATAATGACGCTGCTAATCAAATTTCAGCCGTTGTTCTTCCTGCAGGCGTTAATCACAATGCTTTACAAAACTACGTAGCAAATCAGCACATAGACCACACAACCGTTAGTATTAACGCTGGAACAGGTCTTACAGGCGGCGGGAACATAACTGCTTCGAGAACGTTAAACTTAGCGGATACTACAGTTACTCCGGGTTCCTACGGTTCAGCAACAGCGATTCCTACTTTCACAGTAGACGCACAAGGAAGACTTACGGCAGCTTCTAGTGCGGCTTTAGCGTTAGCAAACACCACTGTTTCCGCTACAGTTGCCACTACAACAACCAGCGCTACTGACGTATTGATGAACGCTATGACTATTACGCCAGCAGCTGGAACGTATTTAGTTCTTTTTGGGACATCTTTGGATTCGAATAGTATCAACTCTGACGCACGAATTAACATTTATAGCGCCGGGACTATTGTAGGACACTCAGAACGTTGGGCAGTTCCTTCTTTCTCTTCTGGAGGATTAGGAGGATCTCCTTCTATTCCAATTCCAATTCAAACACACGCAATAGTAACGGTTAACGGATCTCAAGCTATTGAAGGCCGTTGGCGAAGATCCACTGGCACACTGACAGCCCGTCAGAGATCATTATCAATTATTAAACTGAGTTAAATACGAGGTAGTTGTGCCTGTTTATACTTTCCAAAAAGCTATTATAGCCGACAAACTACATCACGAGCTGAGCCAAGCTAATATTCCGGGATTTCAGTATGTAGAAACTGTTGGTGATATGGTTAATATATATTGTGAACTTGACCTAGAAGAAGCAGACACGCAAGCTCTAGCGACTACAGTTACTGCTCATGACGCTACCCCTCCACCTAATATTTCAGATGTAACTCCTAGACAATTTCGCCAAGCGTTAGTCTTAATTGGGGTTTCAACACAAGAAATCGAACTCGCTTTAGATTCTTTACCTGAACCTACTAAGAGTTTAGCCAAAATAGAGTGGGAATATTCTACGATTTTTCAACGTCACCGACCTTTAGTGAATCAAATTGGATTTGCGTTAGGTTGGACTTCTGAGCAATTAGATGATCTGTGGACACTAGCTAAAAGCTTGACGTAAAAATAATAATAAATAAGATTTTCTATTTTAAAAGATATTTACGAATAATTACGAGGCTAATATGGCTAGATTAGGAAGACCAAAAACGTCAAGTTCTCAAGTTAAAACGTTAAGAATTCCTCTGGATATCCGTTATCTTTTGGTAGGTAATTTGGTTCTAAATTTAGCTATACTTTATTTTATCACTCGTTGACATCGTATATACTATAACGAATTATTGTGAAGATCTATACTCCTCCGGAGGATTCGGTAATGTCGGAAATTAGTACTATTTTGTTAGCTAAAGCGGAGATGATAGTATCTGACGTCAATGAAATTAAGCTCGATATAACGAAAATACAAGCTGACGTAGAACACCATATCAAACGGACTGACGGACTCCAAGACATAACTACTAAATTAAATGATATAGTTCAGCCTTTGTATCAAGAACACATGGCGAAAAAAGCCATAGAAGAACATAAAAAAAAGACTAGAGAAGAATTTTTATATAATCTAAAGCTTCCAGCCTATACGGTAGCAGCTTTGACGGCGATTGGAACAGCTTTAGCTTGGATATTGGGGAAATAATATGGCAGCTGTTATAAGTTCAATTGCAGGTACACGTACTGAGCCTGTTGACGGATATCGTTTTGTTAGAGGCACTACTGTTAAATTTAAAGCTACTTTCACGCAAAACGGCGAACCTACTACAGTTGATACTTTAACTCAACCAGTGGCTCAAGTGTTAGAGCCTATGTTCTTAAATAAATCAGGAGCCTTAACTCCTTTAACTTTATTCACTTTACAAGGGACTTTAGTTCCTGGTCAAGACTTTGAATACGAATTTAGTTGGGACATTCCAGCGGACATGACGCCTCTTGATGAATATGTAGTAGCTTATTCAGGAACTGTAGGCGGAGCTAATTACCAGTTTGGCGACGAGTTTTTTACTGTACAAGCTGGAATTGGACAAGTAGGAATTAGAACTTTCTCTTACGCCACTATTTCTGATGTTCGTATGCAAAAATTTAATCTTGACGATTATTTACCTGAAACTACTAGAAAAGATCTTACTACTAGAAATAATATAATACAATTTCATCTTAATAACGCTACTACAAAACTTCGAGAAGAACTGAACCTGCATCGTTCTAGATCAAATACAGAAAATTATCGTTTGTTTTGTATTTACTACACAATCTGGTCAATATTATTAGCCAGTCGTGGCGAGGATTCCTCTTCTGTATCGGATCAGAATATAAGTTTCTGGCGAGGCGAGTGGAGTAGAATATTGGATCAAGAGAAACGAAGGTCGGTAGTGCAAGGAATTGGCTTAGGGAGAGGCTAATTTTGTTGCGTAAAAACTGTAAAAATGATGTAGACTTAAGGGTCGTTAAATGGCAAGTAAAAATATAGAATTTACTTCTAATTTTGACTCTTTTGATTCTATTATAGAATTTAAAAAAGAACTTCGAAAACAAGTTATAGAAAATGGTTTAGATAGTTCTATAACACTCTCGACAAAAGAATTAAAAACTGAATTACAGTATATTATTAATAAAAAAATAAGAATGAACGAAACTCCAGGAGCTCAGCCAGGAATAGTAAACACAGCTGTTAACGGTTTGGGCCAATCTGTAGTAAATATTCCAAAATCAGAAGATGAACTTTTAAAATTTTTGACTAACGGTAGTACCGATCCTTCCAAGTATAACAAAACAAGGGATTATACTAGTCTATCAGAAGCTGGAATAGTGTTTGGACATAACAGTAGAGGAACAGCCGCTGCTAATAGAGTAACTCTACGAATGGACATAGAACCTGGAGACACTGTTCAAGATCAATATCAAAAAGCTGCTAAATTTTTCTCCAGTGCGATGATAGGATTACCTTCTTCTTCTGGAGAGATGACTTATTTTGTCAATCCTGGAATTGATTTATCAGCTTTCGTTAAAATAAAGTGTTCTACTGTCACTGGAGACGAAAACGTTAGAACTAGAAAAGGTCTAAATCCTCCAGAACGTTTTGACAGAGCTAGTAAAAAAGGTTACGCAGAGTGGACAATAAAGCAAGAGGCGATAGACGTAGTAAGAAAAGATTTTATAAATATAACGGACATTCTTACTTTAATAAAGAACGGGGACTTAGAGAGAGCTTCTCAATTACTGACTCTACAAGACAAAAACCAGAAACTAGTTCCTATGAAAGAACAATTAGATAAGTTAATAACAAAGCCGGACAGTAACTTTTTCCAAGACAATCAAGGTAGGTGGCGAATTAAAGCTGGTACGTACGAAGGCGGAAGATTTGCTACTTTAGAAGAGATTTTAACTTATATTCCCCTTTCTACTCAAGCTTATATGAACGCTGTTAAACTCATAAACAACTTAAAAATAGTTAAAAAAATAACAGACGAAGAAGTTGTTTATACTATAATGTCTACTTTTTCAGATTTTCAAGCAAAAGAAGAAGTGGATTTTTATACTTATATAGAAAAAGCTATTAGAGCTTGGGTTGTTGGACACGAAAATTATTGGTTCAACGCTTTAGTTAAAAAAGTAGAAGCTTTAATTAAAAAATACGAGAGTCCACCATGAGCGTAAGAATACTCAGGGACATAGAAGAGGCTATTGACAGAGAAGTCCGCCGCATAACTTTTCACGACGACAGAACTATTGATTTTAGAGTGTTAAAAGACACCTTCGATCCCATCACAGGGGAAAACGTAGTACTTCCACTCGAAGCCAATTACTACGATTCCAGCGCAGACACTAGACAAATACAATACCCACACATATTCGTAAAATTATTAAAAATGAAAGAAGATTTGACTTCTGGTCGAGTCGTTCCTCAATACGGTAATAACATAAGCGTAGCTGTTAGTACGGCTCCTAGAGCGTTTGAACAAATTTTGTATACATCGGATGGATTGATTTCTGCTCCAGGTAATACAATAGGAACCGGAATTTTTAAAATTAAAAAAGTTCTTCCTGGCTATTTATTGAGAGTTCTTAGCGGAAATAATATAGGAACCTATAAAATTGCTACGGTAGTTCCTAGTAATTTAGGTAATCACGTTATTACGGTAGCTCCAGAGTTAGTAGAAAATCTCTCTGCTTTAGGTTTTGTGGAATCTTCTAGAACCGTGACTTTTTTGACTGCGGTAGACTTGAATACGGTAAAAATAGGTGACGTATTTACAGATTCTCTAAATAATGATTGGAACATCATCGCAGTTGACCCAGAGCGCTCTTCTATAGTTATTGACGGAACATCTGATCCTGATTTGCTAGAAGGCGGAAAAATAAGCAGAGTAGGAGACGTTTTTCAGCAAGCTGATTTAAGTTTGCTAAAATTTAGTGTTATGGATCCGACTAAACCTATAACTACTTCTGGAGGGTGTGCAGCAACCTCTGCCAGTACTACAGTTAGTCCCAGTATTCCTATTGATCTGTATTATTTGGTTAGAATTGATTCTAAAGAAAGAGCTACGCACATTGATATAGCTAATAGAATGTGGGAAGAATTCAATCCACCTCGAACAGCCTTGCCGACAATAGTAAGGTCTAAACTCAGCGCTGATCAGAAAATAATAGAAGATATTGCTTCAGGAGGAAGCAACACAGTTAAAGTGGAAGACAATAGTAACTACAACATAGGCGACCCTGTGTTTGTATTCGACGAACTGACTCCTACTAAAAAAGAGAATGGACAAGGGTTTCAAGACGTGTTTACTGCTCAGGTTATTTCTAAAACTGGAACAGACACACTCGTTTTATCAAAAACTATTCCTGATACTTTTTTAGTAGAGAACGCCGCCAGAGTGGTAAGTAACGCTACATACTATCTTCACATGTTTCATTTTATGGACCATGTGACTAAAGACGTAGAAGGAGCGCAATACTGGAGCCACGAATTTACTTTCTGGATTCAAGTCTTTATTGACAGACAAGGAACGCCTGTTGAACAAGACGGAGTTATTCAGAAAATTGAAATTTCTGGAGATGATATAGACGGTAATGTTATTTTTGAATGTTAAAAGGAGATTTTCTTAAATGGCGCTCTTAAATACTAATATTGGACCAGAACGAGTCCAGGCTTTCGACCAGCCTCTTGGAACAGTCCAGATTCCAGGCGCTGGCACTTCTACGGCAGCTATCTTACTAAGTTCTGCAAAAGTCGGAGCTCCAGTAAACGTGGCGACGGCAGTTCTTAACATGGATCAGTTTGAAGATCTTTTCGGTACAGCTGACGACGTCGCCGATGACGGATATTACGCTGTTAAAGGATTTTATGACAATGCTGGAACGGGTAATGTAGTTTACGTAGTAAACGTCGGAGAAGGCACTAAAGAAGCTGGTACTATTTTATGTGTAGCTGACGTATCAGGAAGTCTAAACAATAAATATTTCTTAATGGCTTCTGCTTACGATCGTCGACTTTATTATGTGTGGTATGATGTAAACTCTGCGGGCGTAGATCCGGCTGTCGCTAATCGCACTGGAGTAAAAATTTCACTAGCAACCAACGCTACTGCAGCTCAAGTAGCAACGGCAACAGCGCTTGCTCTCGATGCGCTAGCTGATTTCGTATCTACCGCCGCTACAGCTACGGTAACTTATACGCAAGCCACGGGCGGAGTTGCGACAGACACAGCCGACGGTAACACTACAGGCTTTACGTTTACTACGACCACGCAAGGAGCTCGTCCTGCCGCTAACGATTACATTGGATCAGCTTCTGATGGAACTGGATTACGAGCGCTTGACGTAGTAGATCTAGTAGGTTTAATTGCCGTTCCTGGTCTACCTCTAGCGACTAAATACCTAGTAGACACTGCTTTAATTGATTACTCTGAGACTATTAGAACAGATTTCGGTTGTCAATTATCAACTTCTTATTCTCTGTTGGCTATTCCCAAAGAAATTACTAAAGCTCAAACCGACGTTCTATTAGTTACTGCAACTGTCAGCGGAGTTACTGGATTAGTAGTTACTTTCTCAGGTTCTCCTGATTTATCAGCAGTTACTCCAGGAATGGTGGTTAAAAAAGCCGGGGCATACAAAACGGTAATCAGTGCAGTAGATAATACGGCCAAAACTGTTACTGTTCTTTCTGTGTCCGGTATTGCAGCGTCTGATGTACTAACGCTACATATTCCCTCTGCTATTACGTACAAAGACTCTGTAGTCAATAACCCTTCTCGTGTAAGCGCTTGGTATTACAATCCTCTAGTAGTAGTTAACAGTGCTACGGATGCGGAAGCCGGTGAGCTACTACAAGTTGATCCTACGGGTCACGTTGCCGGAGTAATCGCTCGCATCGACTCTCAACGCCAGATTGGCGGTCCTAGTCACGCTCCTGCAGGTATTCGTTACGCAGGTATCGCTGGAATTCAAGGACTAGCTCTAACTATATCTGAGCGTTTAGACGGTGGACCTCTACGACTAGCCTTCATTAACCGTATAACTTCTTTTCCTGGAAATGGTAATATTATTTTCGGTGGTTACAGTGGCGGTGGAGCGGCGGTTACGGCAGACGAACAACTAATCCAAGTAATGCGCACTCTTCAATTTATTAAGGCTTCTCTTGAGCCAGGTCTACGTCCGTTCCTATGGGAAAATTTAAGCCCAGAAGATCAAGAGCGTATTAACGGAGCTATTCTCAGTTTCCTACGTAATAACGCTCATCTATTCCCTGCAGGATTACCGGAATCTCAACAATTTAAAGTTATTAGCGTTGAACCTACACGAGACGAACTAAATCAAGGACTTCTTCGTGTTCGAGTTCAACTAAAACCAAATAAAGCTATTCGCTTTATCGAACTCGCTCTAGAGTTTCCGCTTTCAGAATCTTAATAATTAGTCATGAGCCGGGCCTAGGTTGCCCGGCTTTTTAAGGAGATTAAAAATGGGCAGAACTGCCAATTCAGATCCATTAGAAAAGTTTCGTTTTTTGATCGAATTCACGCTCCCTGGTAGCATTACTCCAGTTCGTACGGGTTTTCATGATGTTCAAATGCCAAAACGTAGCACTAATAAAATTGCTTATCGTGAAGGCCATGATCCTACGACCAACACTCAGTCTGCTGGACTAAGTACTTTCGAAGACATCGTACTTTCTAGGGGAGTGATTGCTCGTACTCCAGGAAACACGGCTTCTGACGACCTTTATACGTGGATCAAAAGCGTTCACTTACCTTCTACTGGCATTGTTGGTTATTCGACTCAGTCTTCAATAGTAGTACAACCTGGCTATAACGACTACAGAGGCGACGTAACTATTAAGATGTTGGATCGAGCCGGAGTACCAGCTCGTGCTTGGAAAATCTATCAAGCATGGCCTACGAACTTCGTTCCTGGTTCTGATCTCAATGCGGCTGAGGACGGAGACAAGTCTCTAGAAAGTATCACTCTTTGTTACGAAGACTTCCAAGAAGTTAGTATTACTGATTTTAATACCGCTCTTTAATAGTTGAGGTAAAATTAAATGGCTAGAGTATCTTCTTCAGATCCTTTGGATAGGTTTAGATTTCGAGTAATCGTTATCGAAGATATTCTAGCTTCTCAAGGATTTGGTAATGTTACGGGAAATACAGTAAAACAAATAGGTGGAGGCTTTAGTGAGATAACTCTTCCTAAAGCTGACACTACTACTATCTCTTATCGTGAAAACATACATCCTACTAGATTCATAAAAAAACCGGGACTAACTAGATATGACCCCATAGTTTTACGAAGAGGGGTTGTTTTAGATAGGTCTATTTACGAATGGTATAAATTGATTAACAATGACGCCATCGGTTTTAGTGTTACGGCTGAAATAGTAGGCTCTGCTCTAGCTATACCTCCAGTGTATCCGATTCACTTTAGAAAAGATTTGATGATTAGTTGCTTAGATCGAGAAGGAAATGCTGTCAAATCTTGGGTTCTTTTAGAGGCTTTTCCTGTCTCTTTTAAAGCTGGAAATGATTTAGATGCTCAAGCTAATGAAAAATTAATTACTGAATTAGGTTTATCTTTTGAAGCCATGGTGGAAATAGAAGGTTCTAATATTACGTCACTTACGGATGAAGCGGATGCAGCGGCTTATGCAGCTTCTATTGCAGCTGCTGTTGGCTTCGTTGTGAACGGAGGCGGCTAATGGCCCGCAGTTCTTTGCGAGATCCTTTAGATAAGTTTCGTTGGATAGTCTCTATAGACGAGTTTACTAAATCAGGATTTCAAAATACCAGTACCCCAGGACACAAATTAACCACAAACAAATACGCAGAAGGTGGATCTCATTTAAATCCTAGGTCCATAATAGACGGTAACGAATTCAAACCTGTAGTATTGACTGTAGGAGTTACCACGGATACTAGCTTTGCTAAATGGGCTTCAGGACCTTTTGATTTAGTACAAAATAACGCAGCTTTGAATAAAACCGGTTCTGCTTTTGGAATTATTGATATTCCTCCAGGAGTACAACAGCTTGGCTTCGGAGGGCCAGCTTTAATAAAAAGTGCAAACGCTTATCCCTTTACATACAGAAGAGACGTAACAATAAAACATATTAATAGGCTAGGAGTAGCCGAAATTGTATATACGCTATACAAAGCTTTTGTAGTGGAATACGAACCTGCTTCAGATTTCACTGCAGAAGAAGATGATAAGGTGAGTATAGCTTCTTTGACGTTAGGTTACGACGGCTATGACGTTAGATATGCATCTGCTGCAGGTCTGGCTCAAAATATACTGTTAGGATAAATAAGTATAAATTCAACGAGGAGAATATAAAATGCTTGTTACCCTTCCTACGGGAATCTTAGACGGAGTGGATCATTTTAATGTCGTAGAGCTTGATGAGCTACGAGGAAAACAACAAAATTACCTGGCTGACAAAGAATTGGTCAGTGAAAATATTGGACATATTCCTAAAATTCTAGAGGATATGATTTTAAGTCTTCAAACTGCCCAAGGACTTAAATGGAAAGGTAAAATTTCTGAAGTTATTTGGAAATTACCTACTTCGGACATAGAAACTGTTCTAGTTAAAGTTCGAGAGAATACTTACGGACCTAGATTTTATCATGTAGCTGTTTGTACTCATGAAGGATGCGAACACGTCAATAAAAATCTTCGTTTAGATTTAGACACTCTGGAAATCAAACGAATTTCTCCGGAAATTCTAGCAAAAAAACCTGTTACAGTTCTGCCTAAGTCTAATCAAGAAGTTGAACTGAAGCCTCTATTTTTGAGAGACCTCTTCGACGCTATTAAGATTACGACGGGCAAAGGTAAAGAATTAATAACTTCTATTCTAGCTCTATCTGTGAAGCGTTTAGGAGATAAAGACAAAGTTACTTCCAAAGACATAGATGCGTTATCTATGCGAGACATAATGTATATGCAAGAACAAGCCGATACAGCCACTTTAGAAGGTAGTATCGATACGGATATTACAATAGAGTGTGAAAAATGTTCTAAAGATTTTGAAATGAAATTAAACGTATTTCATCCAAGTTTTTTCGCCCCTACCAAGGGATAAGCAACTTTGACTATGTAAGTCACGATGCGGATCTCTTGGGAGATTATGCTTTTTTTGGACAGATCTATAGGTGGGCTCCTAGCGAAATAGAAAACATGAAATGGTCAGTAAGAAAAGAGCTTAAACAAGCTTACTATGACCATATGAACGAAGAACGAGCTAAAAAATAATGGCAAATAGAGTACTTAGTATAGTAGCAAAAGTAAAAGACGCAGCTTCTGCGGGACTGCAAAGTATTCAAAATAACCTAAAAAAAACGGGCACAGCAGCAAAACAAACTTCTTTGGACTTTACTCAGTTCAATAGAATAATGTTTGCTACGTCTGCTTATGCCGGCTTGTTTGCTAAAGGCTTTCAAAGTTTTGGTGACGCTCTACTACAAGGAGCGGAGCTTAGTCGAGTAGTAACTCAATTTGAACGTATTTTGGGACCCAAAGGAGAATTGTTTAAATCTATTGCAGGATTTACTGACAATTCTATCGATAAAGTTGAAGCTCTTCGTTCAGCCATTCAAATTAAAACTTTGGGAATAGGAAACAGTACTAAAGACATTGGCGAACTTATTGCGAGAGCTGGTACAGCGTCTAAGTTAGCTGGGATGGATTCTGCTGAAGGTATAAAGAAGTTTACTCAGTTTCTAAAAGACGGTTCTATTGCAAATCTAGAATTTCTCAATTTAATTAAATCCAATGACCCAGCTCTAAAACTCCAAATGTCTATGATAGGAAAAATGGGCGGAGTTTTGGGTGGAGCTATGACGGCTCAGATGAAGTACGGGCTTGGATTAAAACTTCTCAGAGCCGCTACTGACGGCCAGCTAAAAGGACAACGAGACCTATACGACGTTGTATCAGAGTCAAAGCAAGCTTTCTCATTATTAAAAAATGAAATAGGTATATTTTTAGGAACAGCTTTGAGTTCCGTGTTGAATAAAATAACAAAAGTAGTCGATGCTTTTTCTTCTATGCTGGAGTACATAAGAACTACCAAAAAAGAAATACTATTTCTGGCAAAATCCGTAACTGTCGCAACCGCAGCCTTCGCAGGCTTTATGGCTACTGTAGGAACTATTCGCTTAGCTGCTTTAGGCTTAAAAGCTTTAGGAATATCTACGGCTCCTATTATTTTAGGAGCGACAGTATTGTTGTCTGTGTTTACTGCACTTACGCATAAGATAAAAGAAGGTGCTACGCCTATAGAACGTTTGGTAAATAAATTACAATTATTCTCCGCCGTTCTAAAAGGTACTTACCAGTTAGTCAGTTCCTTGATAACTAATCAAGATAATATGACTAAAGGCATTGGTAAGATGGACAAAGAACTTTACGAACTACTGAATAACAACGGATTGTTTGTTTTTGTTCACGAAGCTTCTAAAAAACTAGCTATATTAGCTCTGTTCGCAAAAGAAGTATTTAAAGAATTAGTAAGCTGGGCAAAGACTTTAGATGAAACTTTCGGAAGTCTTACAAACAAAGTAGCTGAGATATTCGGCGTTAACAAAAAAATTGACGTTAATCTGGATGCAACTGGAAATGTGATAGATGAGCCTGCAGTTAAGAGAGCAAGTAGGTTTTGGTTAGACGCTAACTCTAAAGCTTACGGATTTCTTAAAAAAGGAGCAGCGGCAGTTTTAGCGGCTTATGCAGCTTACAAAATGTTGTCAATCGGAAAAGGGTTTTTGAGTAATTTGCCTATCTTAGGTCGATTGTTTAAAGGAAATAAAACAGGAAAACCAGACGGCACAAAAACTAATCCTATTCACGTAGTTATGGATAAGCTTTTCGGGAATCTACTAAAAGATTCTATTATTAATAACTCTTTAGGAAAGTCTCCTTCGTTGCCAGTTCCGACCGCAGGTAAAAATGTAGGTCGAACTTCAGGAATAATGACTAAATTAGGTTCCAGTGTGCGCTCTGCTGTAGCTGGTATATGGATGACGTTTGTTCCTTTTATAAGATCTTCCACATTTTTATCTAAAGTATTTACCGGTTTAGTAGGAACATTGGACAAAGTAAAAACAGCTTTATTTGGAATTAAAAATATAGAGCTTGGAGTATTATTTAGAAGTCTTTTTGCTAGAACTTGGATAGCAGTAGCTTCTAAAATAGCGACGGTAAAAGACGCTATAAGTGGAGTAATAACTAGTTTTACGGGTCTATCTAAAGGTGCAGCAGCTTTACGTGGATTTCAGATAGTTCACATAGTGTTGGCAGCGGCTGGAGCTCTTGCAGGAACTATAGCAGGTATTCAAGACTTATTTTCTAGTTTTAGTGGAGTTATTGGAGCTGCTTATAATTACCTTAGAGCAATAGACTATAGTAAAGTATTTCAAGACTTGTATCAAAGCGTAGCTCAGACATTAACAGAAGTAGCTACTTGGGTTACTGCTACTTTTAACACTCTTTATGACGTCGTTGCCAGCGCTTTAGAAGCCGCTATGGCTCCTGTAAAAAAAATAGGGATATACATAGTCGAAGAGTTAATTGCTGCTTTTGCGATTCTAAAACCTTTAGTTACTATGGCTATGAAACCTATCGCTTTTGCTTTTGATACGGTAAAGACTTGGTTTGATTTGTTAGCTAAAGCTTTGGCAGGATTTTACACCAAACTAACAGAGATTCCTGTTATAGGTCCTGCGATAAAAGCTTTTGTAGATTCTACTACTGATCCAGTTGGAACTATGTACGCTGGAGCTAAAGAAGGACTAGGAGCAGCGTCCGCAGGGTTAGATATGATAAAAGATAGTATTAACCTCGGCACTGCGCAGATGTTCTTGGATCAAGCTAAAGGCGGTAAAGGAAAGTTAGCAATTGATCCAGAAAACCTTAAATCAGAAGACAGAATGGTCATTGCTAAAGATGCTATTGAATTAGCTTCTGGAGCACAAAAACAGCAAATGTCTTCGGCGTACAGACAAGCCATGAATGACTCAGATACTCCTAATCATATTACTGCAGAAGAATTTGCTCAGATCTTTGGCTTTGCTCTTGATAACTCTAAGATAGCAAAACACACTAAAGAAACTGCCGTAGAGATTAAAGACAAGAAAACCGATATCCAACCAAAACGAGGAGGCTGTTAATGGCAAGATCAATGCAACAAAAACAGTATTCTCAAGCTGGATTAGCGACAACAGAAGCTCCTAATAAATCCCTGTTAACGGCAGGACTGTTCAAAGTCCTGCCTAACAACACTATAGACATAAATAATAATTATGGCTATTTTTTGTTAAATCCTAGTGCTTTCGAGGAGCATAAAACTTCAAATTGGGTTCAGCACTCTATTCCTGGAGAAAGTGATCCAATATTACAGTGGACTTCTGGAGGAGCTAGAACAGTTACTTTCGAAGCTCTAGTTACAAAAGATCATTCAGGATTTAATTTAGTTGACCCACCTTCTTTTCTGGGGGGGTTGATAGACGACGCAATAACGGCAGTAGGAAGCATTGCTAGTTCTTTTCTTGGAGTTCCTGTACCAGCTATTGGAGATTTACTTCCAATTGGAGATCAGGGTCAAGGGGAAGAATTATCTATAGATAGTTATCTAAATTATTATCGTTCCTTGATGTACCCACTGACAGAAAATGACAAAAGTGTACTAAAAAATAGCCCTCCTTTAGTAGCTCTTTTTGCCGGTAAATCTATATCTAAAAATATGGCAGGAACTGAGATAGCTTTAGATACGGATCTGTGGGTAGTTCCGGACTTGAAAATAAAAATAACTAAACAGCTCCCTAATTTAGCTCCTCTAGAGGCTGTAGTAACTTTCACACTAGTTCAGTACAATCGTCGTACTAAAGATCAAAACGACTTTGCGCAAAACACTCCTACTGCCCCTGGCGCATCAGGAAGTCTAGGAGACGCTATCTTAGGATTATTCTAATGGCAAATTTTAAACGAAATACTCGCTATACCAATGGAATAGTATCTAAAGATCAAAACGACAATCAATTCTTATTATTAAGAAAAGCTTTAGTTCTTCCTCCTGATAGCGGAGACACTTACATAGCAGTAAAACAAGAAGATTGTTTGCGTCCTGATTTAATAGCTCAAAAAGCGTACAATTCTCCAGATCTTTGGTGGGTTATTTTCGAGTACAATAACATTCAAGATCCAATGTTCGAACTTAAAGAAAGTCAAATATTACGCATTCCAGCTTTAAGTAGAGTACTGTTAGCTATTTCTAATTTAGGTAAAATTTAATGGATAGATCTTTTCAAAAAACCGCCTTTTTTAATATTGAGATAGGGGATTCATCCGGTCAAGGGATGATTCCTCTTCCTTATCAATTGAAAAGATTAGTAGAAAAAGTAGAAATTAAAGAAATGATGACTACTGGAGGCTGTACAGGTGGTCAGTTTACTATAACGTTTAATGAAGGTTCTAGAGAGCCTTTCAATAATGATACGAATGTAGATACTTCTACGGCATATCCGGTTGGAGGCTCGGGCAGTATTTCAAATGCTACCGGAATGTTAGCGGATATTCACTATGTTCAGCAAGCAGGTAATACGGGAATAACTTCTATATTCCCTTCTGCTACCGGAATAATAAACGACACTGTAGGAGCTTCTGTTTCTGCTATAGATAGTTCGTCTCCTATATTAGATCAAACTTCTCCAGTATCTCCGACTTTAATTGTTATCGACGATAAAGTAGTTCCTCCAAAAGCAATAAAATATTTGTTTCAACAAAGAAATAGAATTAAGATAACTTGGGGATACTTAGAAGACTTACAAAATAGACGATCTGTGTCCAGTTATATCGCTGGAGTAGATTACGAGTATCCAGAAAACGATAATCCGAAAATGATTATAACCAGCGTAGAACCTGGAATGCATTTAGATCAAGTATCAGCTATAAAAGGTACTAAGTTTGCTAATTCTACTAGTTCTGGAGTAACTCCCTTCGGAAAGCCTATAGTCAATTACGAAAACTTGAGCGTTAAAAAATTAATAGAACTCTTTTGTACTGACGCTAATCTAGAGACCCCTTTAGTTAGTCAAGAGTTTGATTCCATATATTTAGAAAAAAATGCTGTTAATATAATTCCTGCGGGAATGTCTGCAAATCAGTTCTTTGGAGAACTGGCAAAAAAATACGACGCTTATTACAAAGTGTACATAAGTCCTGCATCAAACAGAGACACTATCGTATTTTTAAGTAAAAGAGAATTTTGCTCAAGATTAGTTATTAACAGCAAACAAATATTGAGCTACAAAACTCCAGGAGCGTTAATTAAATCTGTTAAGTTAAAAGCAGAATATAACGCTCTTCCTGGTAACACTCAAGCTGGAGTAGACGATACAGGCAAACAAATAGCAGTTGCTACCAATAGTTCAGTAAGTGTTGCTATTGTTGATGCCGTTGCGGATCTGATTGACGTGAACCCTACTAGTAATAATTCAAGCGAAGCAGCTACTGGTTCTATGAAAAGTTTGAATACTCCTTTTGCTGTAGGAACTCACGGTTATTCTGCGGAAGCTAATGACGTATCGGCTATGAGTCGAGTAGCTTCTTCCAAAGCTAATTGTCAATTAGGTGGAATTGTTACCGTTAGTCTTAATGCTATAGGTTTTGCTAGATTTAGACCAGGCTCTTGGTATGTTGGAGGATTAGGGCAACGTTATTCAGGAACTTACTATTTTCATATGGTGACTCATACCATAGACGCAAATGGCGGTTATGTTTGTGTAATGGAAGGTTCTAATCAAGCTGATTATGGAGGTTTGGGAAAAGAAGCTCCAACTGCTAAATCAGAAGTACCAGAATCTCAAGAAGCTGCCGTTGGTTTATTTTCTACTGCTTCTGTAGGAACTCCCACAGCTTCGAGTGTTTATCACGATAGTATGGAAGTAGTTTAAATGTTTCAAACTAAAGACATTGCGTCAGGCGCTATACGCTATTCTAGTATTTCTAGAGCAGTAGTTATTGATAATAATGACCCTAGTAAACGAGGTAGAATTCGAGTAAGTACTCCCGTTTTAGGGGAGACTTCTTGGATTCCTTATCTAACTGCACCTGGAATGTTTAGCGTACCTGAAATAGAAGATGTAGTTTATATTGAATGTGACGGCGGAGATTATAACCACCCAGTAGCCTGGGGAAATTTGAATAGAGGTTCGGACGATAACTTAAAATTTCCTGAAACCTTTCAAAGAATAACCCCTACTAACAGAGGTATGTACAGTCCAGCTGGACACTTACTGGAAATAGACGACGGTTCAGACATTGCAGGATCTGGTAAAGGTTTTCGATTTACTGGCTCTGAAGGAACTATTCTTCATATCAAAGAAGAACCAGCAGAAAATTCTGTAGAAATTAAAGCAGTCGCTGGAACTACTTTGAAGATTAATGGTACAGAAGATTCTATAGTTCTTAAGGCTGCTTTTGGAGATACTTTATCTGTCAGTGCTACTAACGGAATTCAAGCTAGTACGCCAAGTGGAACTAGTCTTAGTATGAAGAACGGAAATATAGATACTAGTACTACTGGAGATACTACTTTTTTAGCGACAGGGAGTATGTCTTTTGTTGCTCAAGGTTCTATGGGAATTACTGCTCCTAATGGACCTATTTCTTTAAATGCGGGTGCTGGAGATTTTAACGCCTTCGCTACTAATATAACTTTATTAGGGGGCGGGGCTACTCTAAAATTAGGTACGGGTACGGTAGCTTTAGGAGCCGGAGGGACAGAAGTAATAGATCAACTATGCCAAGCCCTCGGCGCTTTTATTGACAATGCTCCTACAATAGTCTCGACTTCTGTAGGCCCTGGCGTATTAAGTCCAGCAGTGGTAACCTTGTTAACTACTATTAAAACAGCTTTAACTGGTATCAAAGGCAGCTTATGATAGACGCTCTCAGTATATGGCGTACTACTTTAAACGCTCTACCGAAAGTTTCTGATAATTCTTGGGCACCTGCCTTTGCGGCTTGGGTTGCGGACAGAGTCTCTGTTACAGGAGCTTCTGACGGCAAGGGGATAGAACCTGACCCTCTAAGTTTAGGCTTAGCTTCCCCTCCTCCAGGAGGCTTTGTATTTACTTTTAATGAAGCTTCTTTTGCTACTGAATTACAAACAATCCTACCTACTACGGACCCTTTAGCAGGAATTACTAGTTTTGCTACAGCCTGGGAAAACGCCATAAATACTGTTATATTTCCAACTTTTTTGAACGTTACTCCTGGGGCTTTTATTCCTCCTTCTAATCCTACCTCACTGTTTAGTGCGATTATTTCTGTGACTATAGATCCGCTCTCTGTAACCGCAGCCAAAGCAAAAATAATAGAACTGGCAAGCTCTACTCCTGTTTCTGATCCTAATTTATCAGATTTTCCTGTAAAATTTAGAGAAGCTTTTCTATTATTAACCATAACCATAACGGGACTAGATAGTACTACTCCAACTCCAGTCCCTTTAATAGCAGCAAACGTACCCCTTATTTAAGAGTATAATTATGCCGATCTTTGATACAAAAACTACTCTAAAAGAACGTTTAGGTAGCGATTTAAAATTCCCTATTAACGGTAATTTTGAGCCTGTAGACGGCCTTAACTTGTTGCTTCAGGATATACAACTACTATTATTGACAGTTCCAGGAGAGCGAGTTCGTAGGCCCGAATGGGGCTGTCCTATAAGGACCTACATTTGGGAAAATATTGATGAATTAGTTACTCAAGGTCCTACCATGATTAAAAATTCATTACAAAAATACGAACCCAGAATAGTAGCAAATAGCGTGTCTTGCGCTCCTAACTATAATACTGGATTAGTTATTTTTAAAATTCGCTTTGTAGTAAAAGCGACAAACAGTCCAGTAAATTTAATTTTTCCGATGAGATCAGGCACAGCTTTATCATCTGTATAAAACGAGGTACGTTTACTTATGGCTAATAATTCGATTACCACAGGAAAATCAATCGATTACGTTGCCAAAGATTTTGATTCTACTGTAGACGCTTTAATTTCCTTTGCTACTACTAATTACGGCCCTGGAACGACGTCTAACAGGCTATGGACAAATTTTAATACGGACAGTTTTAGTAGAAACTGGCTGGAAATAGTAGCCTATGTTACCGACATGCTGGCTTTCTATTTCGACGTTCAAGCCACTCAAGCTTATTTACAAACAGCTACCGTGCGTAGTGCTGTTAAAGATATTGCCGCTCAGTTCGGTTTTACTCCTGCTACGGCCACCTCTGCTTCTGGGTTGGTCACTTTTGGCGTAAACGGAGCTGGCACTATTCCTAGAGGTTTTAGAGTACGTTCTACTACTGGAATAGAATACTATTTAACTACTTCTGTAGTAGCCACTGTTGCCGGTAATTATACCGGCAACGTACTACAAGGCCGAATTTTTACTGAACAATTTGTAGCCAAAGGCACTCAGAACGAAGAATTTAATCTAGCTGGATTAGATATAGTTAGGGATCTGACTAATACCAATGCAGCAGATATTTCTCCTCAAGTAGCGGTTGCCGGAACTAAATATACCTTAGTTAATACTTTCATACGCAGCAATGGAACAGATACTAACGCCGTTGTTGATTCTCTAGGAAAAGTTATAGGCGGCGGCGGTCGAGTATACAGTTTAGGAGAGCGCCCTAACGGCAAAAAATTTGTTCGTTTTGGGGACGGTTTGTTTGGTCGCAAACTTGTTCCAGGAGAATTAATTTCTATTACTTACAGAACTGGAGCAGGATCAAACGGTAACATTGCAGAGGAGACTATCACTTCAGCTGACAGTTCTCCTATTGTCATTTCTGTTACAAACTCTGCAGCGTTTTCTGGCGGAACTGACGAACAAAGCATTGAACAATTGAGAGAATTAGTTCCAGCTTCTCTACGTACTTTAGACCGAGCAGTTGCAGAATCAGATTATTCTGAATTACTGGAAGTTAATTTTACCGAAGTTGCTAAAGCTTCTACGGAACACAACACTCTAGATCCTGGAATTGATCTTAATGTTTATGTTGTTCCTGTTGGAAATACTATAACTAAAATAACAGATAATCCGCCGCTGAGAAATAAATTAACTGCCTTTCTAGAACGTCGAAAAATGGTCACAGTACAGTTCACTATTCTAGACGCATTTGGAATGGATTTCTTATTAGGACTTAGAGTATTTCTTGACGATACTACCAAAAAGACCACTGTACTAAACAGTATTAATACCGCTCTGTCGAATTATTTTAATTTAACCACTGGCGGAGTAAATGGCACAGGGATCGATTTCGCTGAGCATGTTTTAACAGAAGAAATAGAAACTCTCATTAAAGACATTCCAGGCGTAGACAGATTCGAGTTTACTAAACATTCTTACCGACCTAGAGTTGACTCCAGAGTACTAGGCTTAGCTACTTCTTATACTAACTCTGAAGTGGAAATTTTTCCTAACGTAACGGAATCTGAGTGGCTACTTGCTGCAACTGGGCCAGACACGGAAGCTTCTGGAGTATTACTGTTCAGTAACACATTAGCTAACGCTTACACTTACAACTCAGGAACCGGGCTTATTCAATACTCTTCTCCTATTGATGCTTTAATTAATGTTGCTCCAGGAGACAGTTTTAGAGATGACTCAGGCTCGGATTTTGAAATATTAGCCGTTGATTCAGAAAACTACAACGTTAGTCTGGATACAGGTTTGACTATTGACACTACGCTCAGTTCTGCTAATAGCGGTTCTATTAGAACGGGCGGAGCAACGTTCGAAACATTTAAGTGTTTCAAAAAAATAAATGCCGTAGCTACAAATCTTTCTGTAAATTCTATAACAGACTCTAGCTTAGATTTAACTATAAAAACTGGAGTAGGTAATTCTCTTTCTAGTCGAGTACTTTTAGATAACTCTCAAGTATTCGTTACTAATCAATGGGCTACTGGCGATTATTATTTAGTCGACGCTGCTAGCAATATCTGGGAAATAGTAGCTAACACTACGAACACTATCAAAACTGCCATTACCGCAGTAAATGATGCTTCAGTAAATACAGTTTCTCCCGGCGACTATAAGATAGTTACCAAACTTCAAAATAAAGAGATAGTATTCAATAACTCCATTTTTACTATTCAGTATAACAGCGAAAAAACGTTATTTTCTATTGGCGCTCAATTTAACAATATAGGTACTATTGGCGATGCTTTTCAAATTAGTTTTGTACAAACTAACACTGGTATTATTGGCGTTCCTATTGATATTGTTAGCTATGACTCACTAACAAAAACCGTTATATTAAACAACGAACCTGAATTAAATGGAGTCGAGGGTTCTTGGAATTTGATAGACAATTCAGGCCAAGTGTTTAATATAGTAGGGGCTGATAATAGAGCTGACCCGGCAACTCTTTATAACAACTCAAACCAAAATACTAGCTTTATACTGGAAGATAGCGGTTTGGGAGTAAAGTACGCTCAGGGATTTGAAGCACCTATTACGAGTGTGTATTCACTTGTGTCTGTTAATTTACGTAAATCTGGAGCAGTTGTAGGTTCTTTAATCGCACAGATAGTAGAAGACGATGGTACAGGTTTGCCAGATCTTTCTACAGTAGTTGCTACTTCAATTCCGGTTAATCTAGCTTCTTTGGCCACTTTAAGTAGCTTTACTTCAGTAACGCAAATTCCTAACACAGGCTTTATTAAAGTAGGTTTTACTTTCGCTGTTCCTCCTACGTTAACGGCCGCTACGCAATATCATTTAGTCTTGAATGGAGATACTGCGTATAGTATTTCTCAAGCAGATCAAGTTAAAACTTACGACAACTCAGGTTCAGTGGCCTACACTTACGGAGTACTAGATGGAATTATTCAGTATAGCAGTGCAGTTAACTTATCTGCTGTTCTCGCTGGGGACTATTTTAGAGATGGTTCAGGCGCAGTATATATTATCAGTGAAGTAAGTGATATAAATAATAGAGTAATTCTAAATGCCGGGCTTACGATTGACAATACTATAAATACGGACTCCGGAACTATTTATAGAAAGAACAACGTTTATGTATCGGCAGATAGTACTTCTCCTAGTTATGCATTCGGAGTAGCTTCTCGATATGACGGTTCTTTTTGGGCAAATGATACTACTGGTCCGGCTCCTAACAGATTCCCTACTGAAACAGTATTTCCCTTTAGTGTAGAAGGTCCTAAATCTATCATTATAGACAGTAATTTAGAGCCAACGTTAGGTCCAGGCGGAACGCTAAGTAAACGTTATTACGACGACAATAACGAAATTTCCGTTATTTTAGGTCTAGCTGAAGGTTTGATCACTTTCGCTGCTAACGTCAATGCAGCCGGTAGGGGTACAGTATCAGGCAATCCTAACAGCAGAGTAGATACCTTCGTATTTAGAACTTCACCTTATATCAAAGATGTAGTGAATCTAAGAGCGAATGAAATTCCGCAGTACGATCCAACAAAAGCTATTATTGATATAATAGGAGGAGCAGAATAAATGGCATTAGTTCAGAATTTTAAAGCTGCTTCTTCTGTTGCCAATACTGTGGAACTTAACTGGAAACAGCCTGTAAATTTTAATAATGAATCCGATGAGATCGTAGTAACTAGAACAATAACTCATTATCCAACGGAATTGTTCAATTCTTCTTTTCCCAATAAGGCTACGGACAGCCGACCTGTAGAGATTTTTAGAGGTTCTACTATAACTGGTTTAGATGTAGGTACTATTTCCGTAGTAGGTAATGTTCTAACGGATTCAGCCGCAGCTTTTCCAATTAATCCGGGGCTAAAAGGGAGACTATTTAGAGACGACACTGGGAAAGTGTTTGTTATTCAAACTAACACAAGTACTAGTATTACTTTAGATAGTTCTCCCTCTAACGGAAAGTACGTAGTATTAGCAGATTTTCCTACAGAAAAGAGAGTTCAACAGAACTTCCAAAATAATCTAGATACTACTTCAGGAGCTGGCTACGTAACCAATCTAATAGAACTTATTGATGGTAACTTTTCGTTAGCTAATTTTCAAGATGATGAATTAGTTAATTTATTTTTTAGAGACTCCGCTAATAATCTATTTTTAGTTAAAAGTAACACATTAAATACCCTGTATTTTTTTGAAAATACTACTCCTGTAATAGGAACAGGAATGGCGTTACTTTCCAGTTATACAGATTCTAATTTAAAGAATTACATAGATACTTTTTTAAATGACGTTGAAGCTAATGCTCGAACGGGCACAGGACTACAAGATAATCAATTTTATTACTACACTGCCTTTACTATTCCAGTAAATGTGAATGTCGCTCAAGCTGAATTTTCTGATATAGATAGTGGCACTTCCACTCAAGCTTCTGCTATTTCTATTCAAGATAGAGATTGGGGAAATAAACTATATAATTACTGGCCGAGCGTAGCTAGAGAGTTGGACGCTAACGAAGATTTACAAGATCTAATGGAAGTTTTTGGATATCAGTTTGCAGAGTTGCATGCACTAGTAGAAACTTACAGACTGCAAGATACTCATACGTTATTTAGTACTGCCGTTTTAGCTCTTGCAGAACAAACAGGATTGCCTACAGTAAGTTACTCCATTGGGGTAGACACTCTTCGAAGAATATCTGCTGATATGCTTACAGCTTGGAAGTTGAAGGGAAGTAAAGAAGGTATTGCTCAGTTTATACGAATTATAACAACTTGGGATATTACTGGCGGTACTGGGGATTTTGAAAACTCTATAATCGATTTTCTTCCAAACGTGGCGGCTTTTAGATTTTTTGATCCTGCGCTAGGTAGTGCTAATTCCAGATTTACAGTAACGGACCCTTACTTAGCGGGCGGTAGATTTGCAAGAGCTTTGCCAGGAGTAGTAATTCCAGGCTTTTTTAACTTCAGAGAATTTGTTATCTTGGTTCCTGATGTAGCTCTTTTCGTAGGAAATAGTACTAATTTTACGACGAGCATGGGTACTAATACTATGTACGATAGTTTGGCTAACTTTGGACCAGACGATAGCCTAATAGGTAACTATCTATTACCTAACCAAGAAGAGTTGAATGATCTGTTCGTTATAGTAGGCAATACTAGTACGAGTATTACAGTCAAAGGCGCAGTTGATAATAAAACCCCTGGCGGTCGCTATTGTGTATTATCGCCTCTAAACGCCAATAGATTTTTAATTCTTAATAAATTAATGCCTGTATACATACCCTTTAAAACTAAAGCAGGCTATTCTTTTACGTAACTTTCTACTACTTCGTAGAAAAAAGGAAACTGTAGTATGTTGAAATATAATAGTTTTCGTAGCGATCGCTATCTACGCAGTAAATTCGTAGAAGGTCGTTTGTTTTTGGCAAGCGAAGCCGCTGACTTAGAACTAGAATTAATTAATTTACTTCGTAATTCAGTCAAAAATTTAGTTGGCGACGTAGCTGTAGACGATGCTTTTAAAGTTAGTCGACTCTCTGCTACAGAATTGTTAATAGAACCCGGCGAGGCGTGGTTAAGAGGACTACCTTTTTCTATGCGCTCGGGTACTGACCAACTAGTATCAGGCGCAGTACTGAATATTGGAATAGTGCCTGCTGGAGTAAGCGTATCAGACTCTGCCTCTGGAGCAGGAAAGATATTAACTTTCACTACTTCAACAACTCCTACAGCTCTATATAGAGTAGTAATTTCTGCTGAAGAAGAGTTAATCACTGAAGCGGAAGACCCCTTTTTACGAAATGCTAATATTCCAGAAGCAACTGGACAAAAACTCAGATTAACTTTCGTTATAAACGTAGTTACTGAGTCCTCTCAAACCGAGACTCCAGTGCCTTATACTCCAAACACTGGAACTGCAACAACAGCAAATTTAGTAAATCAAATAACTGTAACTCCGTCTCCTGGCAATGACGGAGCAGTTGTTAGTATGGTTCCTGTGACAGGTTCCGAGCCGGTAAGCGGAGTAAATCTAGAAGTTACTCTTCTAAATCCTACAGGTTCTTTACCCGCTTCAAACGTTAATCAAGCTACCTTTTTTAACGGTAAATTAATAGACAGTCTTGGAGCAGAATATCACGTATATTCTATGCGAGATTCTAATCCAGTAGTCCTTTCTATAGACTTAGAGGTAGGACAGTTAAATCCGACTATCATTAACGGTACTCCTTTTAAGTTAATTAAAAAAGACGTTTACGTCGCCGACGACACTTCCGGAGTTCCTCTAGGAAAATTATTCTGGCCCGTTGCGACAGCTAGTTGGGACACTACCTCAGGATTCGTGCATCCTAGCGTAGTAACGGACCTACGTAAGAAAATCATCAGCGACGAAGATTTTCAGAACGCTCTAAATCAAAAATCTAATTTAGTAGTAGTTGGTGGTGGAACTATAGGAGTAGATATTGATGGCACTACTTTGCATTGGAGTAATAATTTTACTATTATTAATCCTGTTGGCCCAGAACAAACTATAGCAGCAAATTCCGGCCTAGTAGTCCTTGATGGTGGTTCAGTAGTCTACGCTCTTAATTTAGTGTCTGGCGGTACTATCTCTATAGGTAATTTAGCCGTAACGTCAACTACAAACGGAACTACTATAAATTTTTCTGGCTCGCCTGATTTATCTGCAGTTAAAAAAGGTAATATAATAAAAATAGGTTCCGATATAGCTCAAATACTTACGGTAGATAACGTAGGTAAATCCGTAACAGTAACACCTTCAATAACGGCTATTGGATCGGGCACTATTTATCGAGACTCTTTTGGACCGGGAACAGTAAACGTAGATACAAACGTTTTTGTACTAGGTGTCCGCAAAGGCTCTACCTTTATAGTAGCGAATGCTTTAGAATTAACTGCAGGGCATTCTAACGCTATTTACGACGAGAAGATTTCTTATCCAAGTGGGTATACGGCCTCCACCAACATCAGTTTGCCCGTTAATACCAGAAACAGTAACAAACCGCAATACGCAAGTCTAACTAAAGGCGAATTAAAATTATACGTAAATCAATTACTAAAAGCTCAAGGAGTTGACTGGGCTTTTGTTGATTCTAACACAGTGATTTACAATTTTAATTTAACTAACGATTCGGAAATCCATTTTAGAATAGACTCGCTTCCTAGTGGTTCTGTTGGAGGTACTTCTGGATCTGCTGGCAGCTTGCAAGCGGCTTACAACATAAATAATATAATTTCTATTGTTTCCGGAACTCCTGTGACTATTAATGGGCCAGCTTCTCAGCCAGTATTGCTCGCAAACGGAGACGTAGAAATAACTGGAGTAATTTTATAAATGGCTAAAGGTATAAGATTTCAACCACAAGTTTCTAATCCTTTACCAAACAATACAGATACAGGACTCTGGATTGACGTCGCCGGAAATTTAATATTTCAAAAAGGGCTTTCTGGTAGTTTAGATTTATCAGGAAGTGTTGAAGAGTTATTGACTGGCGAAGGTATTACTTCTATATCCAGAACTTATCTTAACAACTCAGGAATCTTGATTCCTGTAAATACTCCAGTCTACGCTACTGCCTCGGGTACGATTGCTATGGCTGGAGGTTCTACTTTAACTAAATCTAAATTTTTAGGCATAACAACAGAAGCTATTAACAACGGAGATTCAGGTAACGTAGCTATCGCTGGAGCTGTTGAAGAATTTACTGGTTATGCTCATAACGATTTTATTTATCTAGGAAATACTGATGGTTCCGTAGTAACTACTCCAATCATTACTGACGGCTTTTATATAGTTCTTATAGGATTGATCGAAGGAAACAACTTAATTCTTCGACCTTCTTATATGGGCAAAGCGTAAAAGCAGGAGAGACCAAATATGGCGCAGATATTGAAACTAGCTCAGTTAAATGTTAATGGGCTAGAAAATTTACGCTTAGACATCAACGAAGTAGTGGGAGATAGTTTTACTTTTGGAGGTTCGTCTGGAACCAACGTCACTAAAACTACGATAGATTTACTAATAGCTCAGACCCATGCTCCGATGTCTGATAATCAAAATGTCGTTGCTGGTGCCGGTTTGACTGGTGGTGGTTCGACTGCCACAGTTACTCTAAATATCGTCGCTGGAGATAATTCGTTAACAGTTAACGCAGATGATGTAATTGTTAAAAGAGACTCTGCAGGTGCTGTAGGATTAACTGCTTCGGGATTGTTAGTAAATACTGACGCCGCTACTATAGAAATATTTTCCAATTCCTTACGAATTAAGGATTTGGGAGTAAGTACGGCTAAGTTAAATACAAAAGCTGTTACTGACGACAAACTTTCTTCTGACGCTTCAGTAGATGCCAACCGAGCCGTCGGAACAGATCACATTAAAAACGCTTCTGTAACTTCAGATAAACTGTCTTCCGCTGTCGCTGGAGACGGTATTGCCGGTGGCGGCGGTTCAGCTTTGTCTGTTGATATGAACATGACTATTTTTGAGTTTGTAGCTGGAATGTTAGACATTCAAGATTTAGGAATTCCTAATATAAAATTAGCAGCAGGAATTCCTGCTACGAAGATTGGTTCTGGCACTGTTAATGACACGGAATTCGCCTTTTTAGATGGCGTTAGTAGTTCTATTCAAACTCAACTTGACAATAAAGTACCTGCTACCAGAGTAATAAATACGAGTAGTCCATTGACAGGCGGCGGAGCCCTTTCTTCCGATTTAACTCTTTCTATGCCAGCTGCAAATGGGTCTACTAATGGTTATCTAAGTTCGACGGACTGGAGCACTTTTAATAACAAGCAGCCAACATTAACTTATATTGATGCTAGTGTTAGGTACGCTTCTGGACTTGCGGCTAACACTCCACTTACTCTACCTGGCTCAGCAAGTTTTAATAGTTCAACAGCCGCTGATATAAATATAATAGTTAATGATTTGTGGAAAGAAGTAACGAGAGATTTTACAGTAGTAGGATCAGCTCCTTACACACAAATTCAGTTTATTTACGATTTACCTAACGATGCGGTAGTTAGAGTTAAACAAGTAAAATAAAAAGAGGATATTATGGCAGTAATTTCAAATACTAGAGGTAATCCTCAAGCTACCGATGTTGCGGTTCAAACGGCTACGCCTATGTTAGGTGGAGCTAGTAGAGAAGACTTGCAAACGGTACTATCTAACGTCGACTCTGAAATAGCTAAATTATTCGAAGATAGAAATATTGTTTTAGCTGACGGTGGTACTTTAAGTTATGCCGCTGGTTCGCCGTCTGTTTTGACGTTATCCGCCACGCTAAAATTACATATTAATTCACAAGTAGCCGGAGGAAGTCCTACTGTTATTACAGTGACCGGAACTTCTTTTAATTTTTCCGCTACTGGCCGTATGTTATATGCCATTGTGGATCGTATCGCCGGCACAGCAACAGTTACTTCAGATAGCGCCACTCTGCCTGCAGTTACTGCGCTCAATCAAGAAGTAGTACTAATCGCTAAACGAATCGACTCTGCTTCTGACAGAATTTATTTACGAAATGGTCAAACTTTAGGTAACGGAGATTCAGCTCAATTAGGTGCCGCTGGAGTGTCTCCGTCTTTTTCTGACGCTACTTTCAACATTTTCGATAACGGCGACGCAACTAAAATATTAAAATTTGAAGTATCTGCCGTTACTACCGCCACTACAAGAACGTTGTCCGCTCCTGACGCATCAGGAACTCTTGCTCTTACTTCTAATAATTTAGGAGCCTTTGCAGCGACTACTTCAGCTCAACTAGCTGGAGTTATTTCAGATGAAACTGGTTCAGGTTCTTTAGTATTTGCTACTGCTCCTACTTTGGTTAATTCTGCATTGATTAGTGCTGCTACTGGCGGCGCTACGCTTACTGGCTCCTCATTAGCATCTGTTTCTGATGCTTTTGCTCTAGTTCTTAGCGGATTCGGCACAACAGGTAACGTAACTCTAGGCACAATAGTAATTCGCAGAGACGATGCGGATACTAATGGCGCTATTGTATTTGGAACTACTCTTTCAGGAGTTTTCGCTACTGCGGGAATTATTGGATCCACTCGTAAATGGACTATAGGCCCAGCTGCCGCAGGCGTTACGCATGACATATTAGGCAGCCTGTCCGTCACTGGAAATATTTTACCAGAAGCGACTGGAACTAGGGAAATAGGTTCCTCTTCTCTCAGATTTAATGCTGTTCATACCACATCGGGAGCATTAAAAATATATAACGGAGCTAACGCTCTATCTATAACAGCTACGCCTACAGCTGCTAGAAATATAACTTTACCCGACGCTACAGATACCTTAGTAGGGCTAGCGACCACCGATGCCCTTACGAACAAAACGTTAACTTCTACTACAAACGTTTATAGAGCAGCAACGCCGACGGTTATTGGAGCGGTATCATCCTATGCTCCAGTGGCGGCGTCTAGTTTACTCATTACTAGCGCTAACTACACTATTACGGACACCGATGGTTATGAAGTTATTCGAGTTAATACTAACGCAGCTAACGTAGACATAACACTACCTTCAGCTGCTAATAATTTTGGTCGACGTATAACTTTTATAAAAGTAAGTAACAATAACCGACTAAGAATTAATAGAGCGGGTTCTGATACTATGTCGTCCGATGGATCTGTTACGTGGGATCTTTATTTTGTTGACGATGCTGTAACTTTTATATGTGATACTGGTGGAGTCTGGCGTCCAGAAAATTATTACAGAACACATAGACAATTAGGTATTGCTGGAACTTCTAATGGTGCTGGAACTTTAACAACAGATCTTTATGTTGTCAGAACGGGGCAAGCAATTTCTTGTTATAGTATTTGGACGCTCACGGGCGGCGGCGGAGGTGCGGTGATGTCGCTATCGAACGGATTTATACCGGATTGGGCTTCTACTAATTTAGACCTGACCTCTACTATATTTAATATAGAACCCGGAGTTGCTTACAGAGTTAGAACTAATTCATTGGAAAATATTCTTATTGATAAATTTGACGGCGCTCTTCTGTCTAGTAATTTTACCGCTGGTACGTTCCAGGCTACCCTAAATTGGCAAAAACGTTAATGAATATTGATTATAAATACACACTTTATAACGTTCTGATAAAAAATAAACAAGATAAAGACGGTTTTATTGAAAGTCATGAATGCGATAGCCTACTATTCTCCGGACTAGTAGGTTGTATTCCAGGTATAGAAATAAACATAAAAGCAGCTCTAGATCAAAGAGGTCGTTGGCACCGTAGACCTATTTCTTTGGCTCCTTGTCATGATTGTTCAAACACTCCAACTTTTTTTCAACGTTTGCGCTATGTTTACGATTACTGGAAAAATTACGGCATAAACAAAGAACAAATGCAAAAATTGTTTGAAGTAGGAAGTTCTTCTATATCACGAGATATGTTAATTGGCTTAGCTTGGTACGCTTATTATAAAAAACGTTTAGATATTTCCGAGTCTGTGATTAATTACGCTATGTCTAATTATTTTATTATGGGCTCAGGAACGCCGACCAAGACCTTAATGACTCCTGGTTTATTAAGTACTTTTGCTTGGATTAGTTACAGACTGGGAGGTCCTAGTAGAAGGTTGATAAGATATATACCACTACTGGAAAGTGAGAATGTTAAAGGATTTCAAGCTCACTTGTCTGTATTGCACATTTTATTAAGAAATAAGCTTACAGGCAAAACCAGTAATTCTAAACTGTTAACTAAACACGCAAGTAATCAACCGAATAATGCTCTATTTCAATACGCAGCTGGAAACAAAAGCACGGCCAAAGATCTATTAAATAATAAAAAATGGTGGCCAGAAGATAGACTTCCTCGTGTGTCAGATAGAGCAGAACAATGGTTATTCCAGCGTGATTTCGGTTCAGATTGGGAGCCCGAAGAATCCAGTAAACAACACTCAGGAGCTGATTTTTTGTTTTGTTATTGGTTAGTTAATTTCAATTAAAACGAGGAATACAAATGAAAGAAAAACTACTAAAGAAAAAAGAAGATCTTGCTAAGTCTTTGGAGAAATTTGAAAAAGATTTGGCTTTTGCTAATGAGCAAATTATTCTTCATCGAGGGGCTATTCAGTACAATGAAATGTTACTGAAAGAATTAGAAGAGTCTGAGAAAGCTGAATAAAGGCTTCCGCCCGCCTTAAAAGCAGGCGTTATACATAGGCTCAGTCCGGCTCGTAAGGGCCGGGCTGGGTCACCTAGAGGTGAGTATGTGGCATCTATTACGAATTATTATACAAATGTTTACGGCAACACAAACAGCAAAACAAGCGCCAGCAGTTATTCCAATAATTCCGATAGAAAAAGAAAAACCTCCTGTAAAGGAAGTTAAAATGGAAATTAATTGGACAGACCCAAAATCTAAAGTAAGTAAGTATTTTACAGTACGGGAATGCCTTTACCTTCCTAGTTGGAATTGTTATCATATTCCTACAGACGAAGAGAAAGCAGAGATATTAAAATTTACTGCTCAAATGGACGTAGTAAGAGAGTTTTTAGGCAAGCCTATTAATGTGCATTGTTTACTACGCCCGGGTAAAGTAAATTGTCCTACTTTTGATCCAAAAAGTATAGTATTAGATCCAGAAGATAAACGTTACGAAATCAAGAAAAATGCTTTGGCTGCTCTCGATTACAATACTTTTATCGGCGGAGCTAAGAAATCTGCTCACAGATTAGGTAGAGCTATGGACTTTAGTTGTGGAGAAGATTGCGACGAGACGAGGAAGAAATTACTTCCTAAGTTAGTTGAGTGGAAGATGCGAATGGAAGACTACCCAGAAAGTAGCTGGGTCCATTTAGATAATATGGAAGCTCAAGACCAATATCGATACTTCAAGCCTTAATAATTATTAAAAAGGAATGTGAATAATTATGTCTAAAGGACAAAAAGTAATTCAAAAAATTAAACGCAAAGAGCGTTTGGTTCGTGAGAGTACTCCTGGCGAAGTAGCTATGACTAAAGTAGCAGAAGTACTTAAAGATAGCCCTGGAGCTTATAAAGCTGTCCGAGGCCCTGCTCGACTAGCTGATCGCTCTTTTGGAGTAGACGTTGCCTCTGCTGAGCCTCCGCTAGAATATAAAGCCGTGGCAGTTAGTCTTGAACGCTTCGACTATGGTGGATCTTCTTTTGGCTTACGTTTAACTCTACCTACTTCTGTATCCGCAGTTGCTGAGGTATCTTCTGTAACAGCTGTAGCGGATGTAGCAGGTTCTCTTAATAGTAAATATTTCTTAATTAATTCTCCTTCTGTAGGTTATTACGTCTGGTACGACATTAACTCTTCTGGAGTTGATCCAGCTCTTCCCGGTAAGACTGGCCTAGTTGTAGCCGCAGCAACTGGAGCTACTGCAGCTCAAATCGCTACCGCTACTAGAGCTGTTCTTGACGCACACGCAGCCTTTGTTTGTCCAGCTCCTGTTGGAGCAGTGATGACAGTGACTAACGCAGTAGCTGGAGCAGCTTCCGACACTGCAGCAGGTAACTCAGGTTTTACCGTAAGTACCACTACACAAGGTGTGTCAGCCTCGGCTGGAATGATGAGTGATTGTGGCGTTCTGCCTGGGGATTTTGTTCATATTCGTCAGGAAGGTTCTGATGCGGAAGGTAGAATGTTAGAGGTAGTAGCCTTAACTAACGGCACTCAAATTCGTTTGGATGACGTAGCTACTTTCGGATCGTTAGAGTCTGACGTAGCCGTTCGCTTTCTTCTTAGTACTGAGCCCAAAGCAGCAGTATAAAATACAGAAAAAAACCCTCTTTCGAGGGTTATTATGGACTCGATTAACGGTGCCTCGGCCGTTAGTTGGGTCTTTTTTATTTTTAATAAATATGCTCTTCTTTTGTAGATTCCTCGTCTTCTTCAACGTCAAAGACGTCAGTAGCTTCTGCCCAAATAAAATGCTTTAAGAACCATTCAAACATTTTATACTCCAGGAAATTTACCGTCTTTAAAATAACGATAATACATATCTGTTATAACATCCTTGCCTACCCGGCCGCTAGTTCTGGCCAGATCTCGATCTATGCAAACTTGCACAGGAGTGTCTATATCGACTACTTCAAGCTCGCAGCGTAAATCTCTGCAAAGAGCTACGGCCCATCGATAATGAAAGGCAGCAAAATTAGTATTATCATAAACTACATCATAACCCGTCTGTAAAGCTAAAGCAGCAATAGCTTGACCAGTGTCGTGAATAAATTTCTCATTAGACTTAGAATGAGCTCCATTGTCAATGGATATCCTTAAGTCGTCAAAATTAATTCGCTTGTAACCTTGAGCAACTAATTTAGCCGCATATAAAGATTTTCCACTGGCCGGTAAGCCTCGAAGAAATACTAATTTGGGCATATTACTTCTCCGATCTTTTTAATAAGACTTCAATTAAAATATCTGTTCGAAGTTCTCTATCAGGAAGATATCGAATTGCCTCTCCTAGTCGATTAGCCAGTATCCCACACACTTCGAATAAATCTACGCCCTTAAAAACATTACTAATTATTAATTTATCAATGGCTGTTCCTAGTTCCTTTAAGTCCTGAGTCTTTGGGTCTGTTTGTTTGAGAGGACTAGGTTTGATTCGTTTTGTTAAATCTATTACATTGTCGCTCATGACTTAACTAATTTCAAATCTTGAAGTTGTAGCACGTACTGCAATTTGGAAAGTCCTGCATTACAGTATACATAAAAAACACAGCTGAGTATTTTATATCCCGCTTGTAAATATTTAATTAAGGTAAGATTAGCGTATTCTTCGCTAGGAAATAAATTTAATGTTTTATATTTCATCCTAAAGGTCCTTCGAATTTAGTAATATTTTGATTTGGAATCATTTGTCGATATTGAGTCCAACCTCTAAAATTAGCTGACCACTGAAGGACACTCCATCCGGGCTTGTGTTCATGAGCCCTTGCTTGATGTTCTGCTGGACTTGCGTGAATAGGCTGTTCGGCTAGTAATCGATCATATAGAGCACAGTCTTGTTCGTAGCTGCTGTTAGTGCCGTCGTGGTTATTGTAACTAACTCGGGCACAACGAGCGACAGATCGTTTAATAAGAGGTTCGTTACAGTCTTCGCTAATTTCTGGTTCGGCATCTCCAGCGAAGCGACATTCTTCATAGTGTTCTTTTATTTCTTCTTCGGAAAGAAATGGAAGATGCCATCCGCCAGCTTTAAGAACTTTTGGAGTGTTTGTGGAGTAAAGATTCCACATTTGACGAGCCAGTTCTGCAAGCTCCGGCTGTGCCATAGAATGATGGCGAAGAGCAAAGAAATTGGCATACTCAGTGGCAGTAACAACCACACTAATATGAGCAAACGGCTCAACCAACCTATTAACATATTGTTTATGTACGCCTAACTTTGAAAGTTGATCTGCTAGTCCAACCGCAGCATCTCTAGCCGTATTCCATAATTCTTGAGCCTTAATTTGATCCTCTGGTGAGAGTGCTTCACCAGCTTGCATGCCTTTTTGATTTAATCGAAATTCAATAGGCATTGCTGTATCTTCGAGAATCATATCTAATTGCTTTTGAACCGGAATAGCTCTAGAACTACTAGCATTACGACTAAATGCTCGGTGTGTCATTAGTTCACAATTTCCTGAAATATGCACTAGTCCTTTTCTACGTACTACTAATAATCCAGTGTTTACGTTAGCACAATATACTTTTCCTGTATATGTTATTGTTTTAGCTGGATGTTTATCCTTTCTAATAATCGGAGTACATTCTTGACCATTAGTCATTTTATACAATTTTCGATGATTCGTATTATTTTTTCCGTAAGGAAATTTAAAATTAATTCTCATTCCATGAATAGAAGAAAGAGTAGAAATTCCATCAGCTACGTAAATAGAAGAAGTATTGAATACTTTAAGGTAACCTTTATCAGTAGATCCGTCAGAATGCCACAAACCGTCTAAAAAATTTCTAAAAGAAATAGTATCACAATTATGAATTATTGACGGAATATTTTTTTGTCCGTCAATATTATAACAATCTTTAAATAAATTAAAGAAATCCCTGAAAACTATGTTAGTGGTTCCGTCAGAATA